CCACGGAGGCGGAAATTGCCACTCTCGCCCAGTTGCTCAAGCTATCAGCCAAGGCCGAGAACGTCATCCTGGCGGACGACATGGCCAAGTTCCTGAAGCAGTCGCTCGATGCGCTCGGCTGACCGCGTTGCCGGGTCCGCCCCGGACGAGCTGCGCGCGCTGATGCAGCGCCACGACCTCACCCGTTCGATGGTCGCGGCGCTGCTGGACGTGCAGACCGTGACCGTGGACGCCTGGCTGGCGCCGCCCTTGGCGGCCTCGCACCGGCACATGCCGGCAAACCTGCTTCGGCTGCTACGGCTGGAGCTGCGCGAGGCCCGGCCAGCGGGCATTCCCGCGCGCCCGCGCCCAGGGCCGAAACCTCGGACAAAGGGGCCGAAGCACAAGCGGCCCCGGGCCGGGGCGAGTGGGCCCAGTTAGACGCGCGTCACGGTGTAGTCATGCTCCTGCCACGAGTCTATCCCTCCGCGCACCGCCTTGACGCGCACACGGACCGAACTGTTCAGCACCCCGGGAGAAAATCCGCAATCTGCCGTCTCGGTTGTCCATGCGTAGCTGGTACCCGTCAGGCCGCTGGCTGTCCGCCGGACGGTGGTCCCGTCGTTGCCGTAGAGCGTCACCGTGTAGGTCGTGCCGGCCTCCGGGCCGATGCTGCCCACGCTGGTGTCGATAAGCTGGTCAGACTGCCCGGGCCGATCTCGATGCACCCACGAGACCGTCAGCGCACCTGTGATGCTCACCGGGTAGGCCACGCTGTTGAGGCGCAATCCGCCCGGCGGGTACGGGCGCGACGCCCGCTGTGCCATGGTGGTAGTCACTGTGGGCGACGATGCTGTCTCCAGCAGCCCGCCAGTGGTGCGAGTGCGGATGCGCGCCTGCACCGCTTCTCCTGTCGCGTACTCGATTGGGTCAACGCCAGACAGGACCTGGTAGGCAAACAATCGCGCCCCAGACGGATGCGCCCGCGGCACGGTGTCTGCGCAACCGCGGCCGAGAGTCAAACCAGTACCCGCGCCGTCAATGCTGGCGACGCGGACAATCTCACCGTTCAGCCAGGCCGCCTGACCAACCGCGACAAGCGTCATGTCCACCGGCGCCGCCAGCGTAATCGATGTGTCTCCAGGACCAATGGCGGCAGCCAGCACGCCAGTTGGCGTCCACTCGCCGTTGCCCGCTGAAGCGTAGTCTGCCGACCCGACGCGAGTCTCCAGCGCGTAGTTCAGCGCCAGGCCTTGCGGGCGCGCGGCTGCGGTCAGCAGGTATCCAGCGTTCACGTCCAGCGCACTGACGGCGGACTGCCCCAGCGTGCGCACCAGATCCCGATACGTCACCTCGAAAGCAGTGATCGCAGTCGCGGCTACTGGCACGCGCGATGGCTCCGTCCAGCTCGGCGTCTGTGGCGAGACGTAGGTGGTTGCCGGCATGCCGAACACGTCTTGCACCGCGTCGATGGTAATCACGCCGTTGGTGAGCGAGCCGTAGTCAACCCGGCCCACTCGCAGCGGCATCAGGGTAACGCCAAGCTCGGGCCATGAAAACGCGATCACATCGCCAGGCAGCAGCCCGTAGCCGTCGCGCGTCACGCGCATACGCACCCGCGCCAGGCAGGCAGTGGCGGCGGTCACGTCGCGCAGCGCCACCCGCGTCGCCAGCGCTGCGGTTGGAAGGCCGGGATACTCCGTTACCGCAGCCGTCACGCGACCCTGCGCCTGCACAGATGCGAGGTTCTGCACCGTCACAGATCCCGTCTGGCCACTGGCCTGGTCCTCGAATCTGACCGTGATCTCGTTCGTGCAGTCCGTCGGCGCCGCGCGCTCGAACGACTCAATGTCGATTACGTTGCCCGCGGCGTCCGAAAACACCTCGAGGCTTGATATGGTGTAGTCCTGCCGGATCGCGCGCAGCCGAATCAGGCCAGTACGCGGGTCTTCGCCCACGGCAGCGCCCACGTGGTCCATGACCTGCTGGAGCAGGCTCTCGACCGGCGCTTGCTGCTGCCACACCAGGCACAGTCCCATGCCCTCAGCCTTGAAAGTCGCCGCCGCTTGCACAAAGGTTGCCGCGTCAAGGCGGGCCGCCGGGTAGCCGTTTCCCCACCGCCGATTGGTCAGCGCCTCATAGACGATGTGCGCCGGGTTGGCTGCGATCAGGCCGCCAGGCAGGATTACCTCCGCGTTGGCGGAATTCCAAACCGGCCCATCCCACCCGGACAACACCCGCCTCGCCCGCACCGACCAAGGCTTGATGTACGGATTGTTGCAGGCCACAAGGCCGCGGTAGACGATGCCGAGGATGCCTCGATAGCCCGGCTGCGTGCCGCCTTGCTGGCCTGACAGGTAGGCGTTCGCGGCTTGCGTCGCGCCGCCCATCATCACGTCGGCCGTGCCGCTCAGTCCTCCCTCGCGTTCTTCTCCTCCGAAAAGGTCCGGCGCGTTGATGCTGATGGCGCCGTTGGCCGTTGCCGTGCCAGTCCAGGCCGAGCGACCACCCGCGCGAATCTCCAGCACCGCGTCCACCGGCCCGTGGCAAAAGCCCATGTGCAGGCCCATGAAGTAGCGGAAGCCAACCGTCTGTTCTCCGCCCCCACCGCCGCTCACGATGCAACCTCGCGCCGCGCGAGTGCCGCCACTTGCTGCGCCAATGCGTCACCAGTGGCCTCCAGCTTGTCGGCCTCGATTCCGACAGACAAGAACTCGCTCCAGTCCCAACCCTGCCGCGCCCAAAAGTCGCGGCCGCCACGCGCGCAAAACCCAAGCTCTCGCAGGTGTCGCATGTAGGCCCGCGGCGCGCTCACTTCTTGCCACCGCCCTTTGTAATAGCCGAGGTGCGCATGTCACCGAACCAGATTACGTTCGGACCCTTGATCAACACGGTTCCGAAGATTACCGGCACGGGCCTTCCGTCCTCGGCCGTCGGCGCATCCACATCGCTAAGGCTTGCAGCCTTGGGGCCTTCTGGGCGCGGTCTCAGGGCGTTGGTTACTAGGGTCGCCACCAATACGATGGCGAGCTGAATCACAAAGTTCCAGACCATGGGCAACTCCTAATAAATTGGGTCAGACCCAAAGGGGTTTTTTGTCGGGATGAACGGCATGCCGCCGTAGTTCAGCGCGTTGCCGAACTTGCTGTTGCATGTCGTCAGGCTATGGTCACACCCCGGATAGAGGCGCACCGCTGCGCCAACCGCTAATCCCACTGGAGGCATGTCGATGGTGATCGCAGCGCCAACATGCGCGGTCACAAAGCGCCGCTCGAAGACTGGATCGGCGCCGAGCTGCCACTCGACGTACCCTCCAGCGAAAAATCCGTCCGGCAGCGCCCCGGCGGCTGTCACGGTGAGCGACAATCCGTCGATGACGTTGGCCACTCCATCCACTCGCACCGCCTCTGCGTTTGCCGCACAATCCACGCCGTAAAGCACGTATGGGCACGTCTTCTGGTAGTTGCGCCGCAGGCCCGAGCGGCGCAACGTGCCAGACAACGGCTCAAGCTCGATGTCCGCACGGCCTGCCGAAAATGAAACCCCAGTGATGACGCCTTGCCACAGAGTGATGGCCTCGTAATCTAGGTAGTGCATCTGCCGCAGAGCAAGCGCGATAGGGTCTGACGGGGGCGCAATCATGAACAGCGCCGCCACCGGGAAGGCGCGCGCCACCGTCAGCCGCAGCCCCGAGCGCTGCGCTTCAGGACCTTGCTCAATGTTGCCGCGCTGGATCGGGTGCGCCGCGTAGAGCACGGCGTCGAAGAGGATGTCTCGGTCCGAGCTGGTGTAGTTCCAAGCTATAGGCCCGCGCGAAAACCGGTACAGCTCCACCGGTCTACCATCGGCGGCGGATCGTTCCAGATTGTCGTATGCCATGCCAGAGTCTCGCCTACGCCGTTGTGCGGAATGCGCGCAACGACAGCGCCGCTTCGGCGGTCTCGCCGTCCCACCAGGCGAACTCGGCGGTGTCGGTGTCCGCCCGCGACAGGGCCATGTAGCTGATCTGCGCCACCTGCGCGGGCGTCACATCACCCGCGCCAAGCGCCGAATCAAGAGACAGTCGCTCCACCGATGGCGATAGCTCTGTCACGCTGAGGATGCGGCGGTAGAGGATTGATCCAGAGACCAGCCGTATGCGTATGTCGCGTCGCTGCACGGGTGGCGGATTCGTCAACGTCGCAAGGCCGCACCACGCCACGTCGATCTGCGTGGCGTTGCCGAGCACTGTGGCGGCAAGCTCCAAGTCATCGCTGAAGCTCGGCACCCACACCGCGCCCTGCTTGCCCCGCAACGCAAAGAGGCGCTTGCGCCACGTATCCAGCGCCGCTCGCCCGGCCAGCAGGTAGCGCATTCGCTGGGCCGGGAAAACCATCTGGCCCGTGTCCTCAGTCAACACCTTGCCGGTCCCCGGGTCAAACACGAAAATCTGGCGCGAGAACGAGGTCTCCGGTTCTCGTGACCAATCGTGAATCTCCTCCAGCACAGGAGCGCCGCGATATGTGGGCGACGCTGCCGAGGCCCACTTTGCCGGGTCCTGCATCTCAAAGCGGAGGCGCATGGTCGATGCGGAGCCCGTGAATCGCGCTGCTTTCGCCTCGTCAAGCAGCTTCGCGCGCCTCGCTGGGTAGACGCGAGTCCCGGCTGCCCACGACTGTATCGTCGGCCTCGAAAGGCCAATGCTACCGGCCGACACCGTTGCCACCTCGCCAACCTCGAAGGCGGCCTGAGCAGATCTGAGCATCACGAGATCGCCAACGGCGAACTGTCGGCCGGACGGATCAAGAGGAATGGCGCTCGATCCAGCGGCCAGCGGTGCGGCAAGCTCAAGTCCATCAAACCAAAGTGGCAGCGCTACAGTACGGCTTCCCCAACCCCACAGCAGCGTTTCGAGCCGCCGACGATCTGAGTCCGTTGGCGCGACGGTGAACTCCAGTGTTTGCCGTGGATCAATGCGAAGCGCGCGCCGCTGCTCCTCGCCCCGGTAGGCCCGCAAGATATCGGTGCGCCACTCCAATCGCTCCAGGATGCCGGCAGACCAATCTGGCGCAAAGACCCACGCAACAATGCGCGATCCCACAATGACAACCGCTGGCGTCTGACCAGTGCTGAAGCCAAACGACAGCGTTGCATTGATCGTGGTGGGGCCAACCGCACTAACCCCAAGCTGGTAGCTCTTCGACTCCAGCGGCGCAAAAGCGACCGGCGTGGTGGTAGAACCGGCCAGCGTAACGCCCTCTGCGTTGGTGGCACTGATCGAAGTCATTGAGACTGCGCGGCGCCAGGCATTCCAGACCCACAGAGTCTGTGTCTGGTCGCTAACTAGGTTGCCAAGGTCAAGACGAAGGAACTTGAGATGCACGCGATCGTAGAAATCCAGACGCGCAAAGCCCGGCGCGAAAGTCGCAGCTAGCGAATCGCTGACTGGCCTGTATCCCTCCGTGATGCCGCTCACCGCGACCGGGCGGCGAGCGTTGACGAACGCCGACGCGACGGAGTTACTGGCAAAGGCCGGGAACCGCTGACGGGTCCAGGTGTAGTTCCAAAGCACGCTAAACGCCGGCACGGAATCTTCCTAGCCGTTTTGCCTGAAGGCGTAACCCATGTACCACGAATTCTGCACACCTGGCGGGCCCGCCAATGCAGAACCCTTGCGAATCACTGGGAACACGCGCCACGTGTCCGAGCCCAACGTCACCGTGTCGCCAGGCGTGAAGTTTTCCACGTTGATGTAGCGCATGTCCTCGGGCCACCCAATTGGATGCAAGAGCTGGTCTGTGGTGTCTGCCTGCACAAAGCAGAGCAGCGGCAGCAGCGGAGCGCGGCCTGTAAACGCAGACTTTCGAGACCACGGAAGCGCGCCCAATGTGCCGAAATCAGAAGCGTAAAAGCTACTCATGAGGCGCCCAACTTCGTTCGCATTGCCGTCGATGCGGCAATAGCGTGGCGACACCGCGCCAAAATCGGCGCGAACAATTGTGTTGCGCCACGCGCCGCCAGCGTTAAATGGCCATCCATGCTGCGTCGAAACCAAATTGATGAAGCTGGACCCAAAATCGTGCATCGTGTTGTAGCAGTAAGCACCGCTCGTATACGCACCCATCCTGCGCAACTGCCCAACGCCGAAATGCCGGTATGTCTGAGCCTGCACTTCAACAATGACGTGGAGGTACGGGATCGACGCACCAGAGGACGCGCAGAACGCGTGATACGAGACGAACGGACCCGGAAACCAGTTGCTTGATGACACAACGTTTGTTGGTGAAAAGTTAGGCTGCGATTCGGTGCTCGCGGAGTTGTACGTGCCAGACCACAGCAGCGCACCTAGAAATGGACCCGGGTTGATATCCGATCCGGCGCTGTTGTCGCTGCCGATCCACGCCTGCACCACGCCGCGTGAAAGAATCAGCGCATGCCCGTTTGATCCGGCTCCACCGGTGCGGGCTCCAGAAAAGTGGACCGTCCACCCGTTTGCCGAGGCAAACGTGCCAATCTTGTTGAGTAGGTCTTGCAGGTTTGTCGCTGTGCCGCTCTGGTAGGCCATTTCAGTCTCCTAGTCCAGCGCGATGCCGCCGAAATTGTTGCGCGAGGTGCGAAAAACGTTCGGCCAGGAAATCACGTCCACTGCGCCATCGACGGTGAGCGCCTCCGCTGCGTTGCCGAAACCGCTCATGCAATAGGCGCCGTCAAGTTCGCCAAGCACTACTCCGTCGAATCCCGTGTGCGGGGCAACAAAAAGGACAACCGGGAACATCGCCAGAGTGCCGTCCAGACAATCTCGAAACCGCGCCACCTGCTGCACGGAGCTGTTGTGCTGCCCAAGGTAGGGCCACGCGCCGCCGCGTTGCGTGTCAGAAGGAGCTAAACCATTGCCCTCCCCGGTTCCTCCATTTCGGTTGCAGAACTCTCTCCATACTCCATTAGGCTGCATGACAGACAGGCCGCCAGGACCACTGCTGCCGCTTGAGTTCGTGCCGGGATCGTAGAAATTGCGGAACCCGCCGTTGATTGAATCCCACCGCAGCCCGTCTATTTCGGTTGGCGCGGCCACGGCCATCGGCCACGGATAATCGGCTGGCGCTTCGTATGGCAGGATGAATCCCGAGTAAACCGCCATGTAGATGCCTGATATGCGGACCAGCAACACGTATCGGCTGCCGCTCACAATCAACCAGTAGGCAATCGACAGCGTCTTGGTCAGCGGCAGGCTCTTCGGTGGTGTGGCGTTTGCAACGTTGATCAGGGAAGGGTTGGAGGCTTGGTCTGGCCAAAAACGAAACCCGGTGACCCGCCAGTTCCAGACATCCGATGCCGGGACCACGCTTGTGAAGACCCCGTGAAAAGCCGGGGTTGCGCCGTCCGGTCCTGGCGACTGCCACACCGCCTGCACCCCTGCGGAGTTGTTGTCCAGCGGCCACGTGCCAGCCGCATCGCCGCAGGCGCGCAGCTCCCAAAGCTCCAGCGTCGATGACTGTCCAGCAGTTACATTGACACGCCACCAGCGACGAGCAACAGGCGATGACACCGCGAAGATCCTGGCTTCGTTGGCAGCCCAAGACCCAACGCCCGTCCAGGTCTGGATCGTGGTCCACGAAGTGCCGTCGTTCGACCAATCCAGCGAAAATGTGGCCGGGCCTCGCCCAGCCGTTGCGCCGCACTGGATCCGCAAGGATCGAACTTCAGAATCGACGCTCATCTGCCATGTCGCGGTGGCCGGAAACGCCGTCGTGGACGCGGCGGTGCCAGTGGCATCACCGTCCACGAGTTCTGCGGCGCCAGTGAGCATCGAGGAAAACCCGTCGCCAGTGTTGCCCATGCCGGACAGCCGGTGCCGCGTCCATTTCGGCGTCATGTTGAGCCTGAAGATGTCGCCCGAGGCAAATGCGGTAGACCCGGCGACGATGCGAAACGATACGCGGGAGCTGGTGAAGTCGGTGCCGACGGTGCCGCTCCCAAGCGCGCCAGTTACGCTGCCTGATACCGAAAACGCGGTGGCGCTCGAAAAGGTGATCGTGATGGTTTCCAGAACGGTGGCGGAGACGCCGATATAGCCGCCAACCGTGCCGCCGAGCCCGCGGATTCGGCCGTTGCCAACCCCGGTGAACGATGCGCCGGAGGCGTGCCCCTGCGCCGTCAAATGGCCGTCCACTTTGGTGAGCAGGTCAATGTACCCGGCCGCCGTGCCGATAAACGTGGTCATGCTCGTTACCCCAGCAGTTGCCGCACCCGGCCCGGGTTGCGGCCGATGATGTTCATGATGACGCGCTCGCCGTCGGCGGAGTCGAGCTGGTCCGGCACGAAGCCCGGATCGAACACGTTAACCACCCGCGTTCCAGACCCTGCCCCGCTGCCTCCCGCCTCGTTGCGCGACAGCACACGCTCACCGGTTTGCAGGATGGCTGGCCTCTCATCCGGCCTCAGTCCAACCATGCCGCCGCCGTGAAAACGCGGGGCGCCCACGAACAGCAGCGGGTTCACCGTGCGGCGCTGCCCGCCGCCCACCATGCCGCCCCCGTGCAGCACAGCGGAAAGCAAGCCTCTGCCGCCACCCGCCGCGCCTGACAACGCCAGCACGGCCTGCTTGGCCAGCGCCTCGGAGGCCATGCGTGCCAGCGACTGCACGAAGTTCAGGGCCGCCGCCTGCACCGCGTCGCCAAAGCTCTTGGCGCCCGTGGCCAAATCGGTGAACAGGTTGCTCAGGGACGATGCGCCGATCTGTTCGGTCTGGGTTTGCAGGCGCTTCTGGCTCGCCGTGGCGCGGGCGATCTCGGTGTCGAGCTGCGTGATCTGTTCGCTCACGCGCGGGTCCGCGAGGCCGCCCTGGGCGGTCTGCGCCTGCGCCACTTCGGCCAGTGCGTCGCGGTAGGCGCGCAGTTGCGCGATGCTCTGCTCCCGCAGCGCGATGATCTGGCGCTCGCCCTCCAGTTGCGGCAGCAGCCCGGCGTCGGTCTGCGCGCTCACCAGGGCTTCCTGCGCTCGCATGTTGCCCAGCGTCGCGGAAACCTTGCCCTGTAGCTCTTGCAGGCGGGCGTCGGCTTCCTCGGTGTTGATGAGCTTGCGCACCAGCGCCACGCCCGCCGTATCGCCCTCGGCTTGCAGGCGCGTGAGCAGGTCGCGGTACTGCGCCTCGGCGCGCGCCCGGGCCGTCTCCACCGGGTTGTTGCCCGCTGCCGCCGACGCTTGCGCCCGCTGCTGCTCAATGTTCGAGAGGAAGGCCGCCTGCTCCGTGGCAGCATTGCGCTGCACATCGAGCTTGCGGCGCTCCAGCAGCTCCACCTCCGCCAACGCCTTCACGCCCTCGGCCCCGCCCGCTCGCGCCCGCTCGCGCTCCGTGGCGATGCTGGCGTCAAGGCTGGCAAGCTCCAAGGCTTGCCGCCGCGCGTAGTAGTCGCGCGCCGCGAGCGTGCCAGCGTCAAACTGCTCCTTGAGAACGTCGAGTTCGCGCTTGGACGCGTCTTCCGCCAGCCGCTGCTCCGCGTCCAGCTGCGCTTTGCGCACTTGTTCTGCTTCCTTGGCCGCCTTGTCTGCGGCGGGCGTATTACTGCCACCCGTCGCCGAGACCCTGCCAGTGCCACGCCTGCCAGTGTCCCGCCGCCCTGCTTCGCGTGCTGCTCGAGCCCGCGCGGTGGCCGTTCCTGCCGCGCCGATGCTTTGGTCACGCTCCGCCAGGGCCGCATCGATGGAGTCGCGCCGCGCCTGCTCAATGGCAGCCTGCGAGGCCCGCAGCGCCTCGCGCGTCTCGGCAACCGTGCGCCGCGGGTCCACCACGGCGCGAATGTAGGAGCCGATGCCCGCGAAGCTCTCGCGCGTTGAGTCCACGAACGCGGCGATTTCAATTGTCGCGATCTTGATGGCCGCACGGATGTTGGCCGGGAGGTCTCGGAACGCACCCGCAATAAACCCGGCGGCTCCGCCTGCGCCGTCCGCAATCCCAGAAAGCGCGTCAGAAACGATGGTGGCAGCCTCACGCGCATCGCTGGCAAGGCCGCTCAACGCATCGCCCCACGCCGCCGCAAAGGCGGTCACGGCGTCGGTGAGCGCGGTGCTGGAGAGTAGATCGGAGAGCCCGCGAATCGCCGACGAAAGAGCAGTGGTTGCCCCGAAGGCGGCATCGAATGCCCCGAGTAGCTGCACACCGGCGTTGCGCGCCAGCGTCACCGACTGCCCCACGGTCAACGGCAGTTGGGCGAATTGATCAGCCACGGCCTTGCGTTGCGCCTGCAATGCCTCGATGACGGCCTGCCCGGTGATCTTGCCCTGCTGGCCGTACAGGCGTAGCTCGCCGCGCGTGATGCCCATGCCTTTGGCTATGGCATCGGCAAGCGCCGGGGTCTGTTCGAGGATGGAGTTCAGTTCCTCGCCGCGCAGCGTGCCGCTGGCGAGGCCCTGCCCAAGCTGGATCAGAGCAGCCTGCGCCGCCGAAGCACTGACCCCCGACAGCTGCACCGCCTGGTTGATGGTCTGCACAACCTCGAGCAGCGTTTCCTGCCCGATGCCAGCCTCCTTGGTGGCAAGGGCGATCCGGCTGTAGAGGTCCACCGTATCGCCAAGCCCAGCGCGCGTGCGCTGCGCCAGATCGAAAAGCGCCTGCTGCGCTCGGTTGTATTCCTCGGCCGTTGCTGTGGCGATCTTCAGGCGCGCGTTGAGCGTGTTCAGCTCGTCTGCCGCGCCGATGGCGCGCATCACGGCATACAGCCCGCCAAATGCGGCGGCCAGCTTGCCCACCGCGCCGACGGCCGCATTCGCCCCACTCTGGATGCCGCCAAAGGCACCGGCCCGGCCAGCCTCCTGGGCGCGCTGGCCAACCTGCTGAAGATCCCGGCTCAGAGACGCCAGGGCGCCCTTGATCTCGGCAAGGTCTGCGCCGATGCGGATCGAGACATCAGCGGCCATAGGCCTGGGCCTCCAACTTGCTCACGTAGTTGCGCCAGTCGTTGCCCTCGGCCTGCGCCGCGCGCATGGCGATGGCGTCGCCCAGCCTGCGCTGCGCCTGCATGCGCTCAATGGCGCCAAGCAAGGCGCGCACTTGAGCCAGCGTGTAGGCGTGCACGGCCTCTGGGGTGTGCCCGTGCGCCACCAGCGCGGTCACGGCGTCTGCCCAGCCCCATCGGGCGTCGCGCCCGTTGCCGCCGCCGTGAGGGCCGGGATCAGCCGGCGGCCGAAAAAATCCGCATTGACCCGGATCACCGCAGCCGCCAGCGCGATCAACTGGTCTGGCGTGGATTCCTCCAGCTCGTCGCGGGCCACCCCAGAGGCAATGCTCACCGCCTCGATGATGGCCTCACCATAATCGGCCAGCAGCGTGAGCGCCTGCTCAACCCCGATGCCGCCACTCTTGCCGTTGAGCAGAGACTCGATGGCCCCGCTTACCGGCCGCGCAGCCCGCGCAAACGATGGGATCTGGCGGACCTTCAACGGCAGCAGCGCGAGGCCGCGTCCGTTGAAGGCCACCTGCACCGCCTGCGGCTCGATGACCTCCAGACCGTCTTCGGGCATCACGCCTCGACCTCGACGCGGAAGTACTGAGAGATGCCGGTGCCCGTCTTCGAAGAGTCAGACAGGAGCTTGCCGCTGACTTCGAGGGCCGCGTAGTCCTCTCCCAGCAGCGGCACAGACTGTGCCGCCCCGAGTTTCACCCGGTAGGCGGTCACCCGGGTGCGCTTGCCGCTGCGCGCCTCGTTGAGTCCATCGAACACCATCTCGTACTCCTTGCCGCCGGTGGTGAGCGCCTGCACGACGTCCGCCGCCGCGCGGGTGTAGCCCACCGTCCAGGTCTCGCCCGCGATGGTGCGGTTCGCGTAGACAAACACGCCAGATGGGCGCACTTCATAGTCTGTGCCTGCCGTCAGAGTGGTGCGCCCGGCGCAGGTCCAAGTCACCGTGCCGTCGGTCACGGTCGCGCCGATGGTTGTCGGAAACGTCGGGATGGTGCTGCCGCTGGTCCCGGCGACGGTTGCCTTGTAATAAAAGCCGTTCGCCGTGGCGGGTGTCACGTAGGCATTCAACGCGTAGGCCGTGGTGTTTGCTCGTGCAACGGCTGCTGTTTGCGATGGCACCACGGTTGGCGTTGGCGCAGACTGCGGCAAGTTCGCGAAGGGAGAAAACGCGCCCGGCGAGACCGTGATGCTCTCGCCGCTCACCGTTTGAGAGGCGAGTGACGAGGAGTTGCCGTAGAAAGCGCGGGCCAGGTTGTTGGGTTCCATTTCGTTCATGGTCAACGACGCTTCGACGCTGCTGATGCGCTTGACCTCGTTGTAGGTGCCGCCGCCAGCCTTCGTAAAATCCTTCGACTCCTTCGACTCCTCGTTGACTGCAAGAGTCAATGCGGAGCAATTGCCAGCCTCCAGGAATCCAACGGTGGAGCCGATCTCGCGGACGTACACCTTGCCGGAGCCGAGGTAGGAATAATCAGGCATGGTCAATGATCCTCACTGGTTGTCGCCTTTGAAGGTCGCCCGCGACGTGAAGGCGATGGGAATGTAGACGTAACCGTCCAGGTACTCGGGCGGCGGAGCGTCCGCGAGCCGAAGGGTGACGGCTGGCATGACGGGATAGCCCAGCAGGGCGGCGAGCGCAGCCGCGGCCACATCGGCTGCGTCGTTGCGCGCAGCCACGGACGCGCCTCCTTGAGACGCGTTGCGGGCACAGCACAGCACAAGCCAGTCCATAGAGATCGCCTGCACGCGGCCGTTGCCAGTGCTCTCGCCAGCCGTGTAGCCGTTGAAGGTGACCACGGCGCACGGGGCCTGCTGGCGCAGGGTCACCGCATCGGCCACCTGCGCGGCAGTCTGCACCGCGATGTCAGACGCCAGCCGCTCGCGCAGCCGCGCCACGATTGCCGCTTCCTGGTCCTTAAACACGGTCGCCAGCTCCAGCGGCGCGAAGGTACGCGGCGCGCAACGCCTGCACCGCCGAGCGAGCCCACGCGGGCGGCAGGATCACTGGGGCGCTACGTGATCTCTGCGGGAAAAACGGCCGCGCCGGTATCGTCACACGCTTGGCAAAAATCAGACCTCCGTCAGGCCCGGGGAACACGAGGAACCTGCCTTTCTTCGGGAAGATGGTCGCGCCGAACTGGTGGACGGCAGCATAGGGGGCGCCAGACTTCGTGCGCGCCTTGGTGCCAACCGTCACCCCGGTTGCATCAGGCTCAGACACAAAGCTGCGCATGAGGCGCCCGGTGTCGCGCAGCGGTTGCCCCGGCGTGCCGCGAGCGTTCTCCAGCGCCTGTTGCCTGCCGGTGCGGCTTGCGCTGGTCCCCTCATTGTTGCGCCGGATCGCGCGAAACCGCAGAGGCGCCCACGGGTCTCCCCACGGACTCTTGGCTGACCGGAAGCACATCTGCACCCTGGTGAGCATCGCGCGGCCCACTGCCCCGTAAACGGGGCGCATGTCAGCGCTCACGCGCCGCAGCTTCTCCAGGGCGCTGTCGGCACCAGAGCGCTGCACTCTGATAATCAGACGGGACGCCACACGAACTCCGCCAGCGTGTCTTGCGTGAAGAGGCGCGTTGCGCTGTAGCTGGCAAACATGACGGGCCCAGAGGCTTCGGAACCGCTTTGGGCGCCCGGAATGGCGAGATCGCCGCTGGCAATAGACTTGAGCACCTCGATGGCCGCATCCCGCCGCTTCGTCACGACGTCGGGCGGGCTCTCGTCATAGAGGGCGTAACGCGACAGATCTCCGGACAGGCCCACCAGCAGCGCGGGCACATTGGACAACGGCAACGCGTAGCGCGTTGCAAGGTGCGCGTCGATCATGGCGTCGGCATCGGCAACGGCCCCATTGAACACCGAAACCTCGTCGCGCGTAAGTTGGGTGAACTCGTCCTCGCCGAATCTGTCGCGCCACTGTTGCGCGGTGATGTAGGCCATTACCTCTCCTTGATCTTCAGCGTGAGCGTTCGGTCATCGATCCGCCCGCCTGCCGTGGTGATGCGGCACGTCGCGGATGCGGCAACGTCAACCACCCCGCCGCCGATCCACGCAACCACCTTCTGTTGGGCCACCACGCTTGATGTGACCAGCGTGCAGCCGGTGACAGTCACAACGGCGCTCGCAATGGTGTCTGCTGGCGTGTGCCCCTCTAGCCACTCCGTCCAGTCAAACGTGTAGTCGAGCAGCGCGTCCGGGTCTTTGACCACGCTAGCCTTACCGTTGGACACCGTGACTCCGCTCATGGCCTCGCCGACCTCACATCACTACCGCCCAAGGCTATAGACGCGCGCTTCTTTTTGCACGCGCACCGCGCGCAGGTCCGCCACGACATCAATGCGCCGGTCGCTGTTCTGCGCGCCCATCAACATCATGACCCCGCCAAACCTCTCGAACTCGGATGCTCCGCCAAGCGCCAGCGTTCCCGCATTCACTCCAACCAGCACGCCGCCCGGCCGCTCTAGCTCCGCGCGCCCTCCAAGGGCGGCAGCAACCGCCCCAGCGGAAATCGCGATGCCTCCAACGCCCGGAAACTCGGCGTATCCGCCGGCCGCGACGGTAGCGGCGCCGGGAACAATCTGCGCGCCGCCAGCGCGCTCGCGCTCAGCTGCGCCGCCGGCCTGCAACGACACCACGCCTGGTGCCGCGGCGATCCCACCGGCGCGCTCAATTTCGGCAACACCACCAATCGACAGGCCTACGACAATCAGACTCGAAATGCCGCCAGCGGCCTCGCGCTCCGCAGCGCCTCCAGCCCCAATGGAGACAGGCCCGGGCGCCAGCGCGAGGCCACCAATCGCAACGGGCTCTGCCGCACCCCCTACGTTTAGCGTCTGCCCAGCTGCTGCCCCGGTGAGCGCAAGACCACCAGAGCGTTCCTGTTCGCTTCCTCCACCTAAATTGACAGAAACGCTGCCGCTCGCCGGCTGGTTGAGCAGCAGCAGCAGCATGGGCGGTTACCGCGCCAGGTTAAATGTCAGGGTGCTGGTGTTGGCCTCCACGTCATCCACTCGCGACACCAGTTCAGCCGGCGTGTTTGCGGTGGGCGGCGGAATCACAGTCACGCTGATGTCGGTCGGCACTGCCTCGTGGATGTTGGGGGCGTAGCCGTTCGGGATGACGACCGTAACACCGTCGTCGTCCGTGTATCCGTTGGCCATCTGCACCCCTTGGATCACGCCCTCGGAATCGCGCATGAAGATTTCGACGCAGGCGATCTTCTTCATGGTGTTGCTCCTTCTGCTGTTTGAAGTGGGTCGAAAACTACGCGGCGATCGCAAAGCCAGTCACGTCGCCAGCGGTAATTGCGGTGTTGTCCGTCACGCCGCGCGCACCAGTTACTGCGCACGTAATCGCGGTGGCAAACGCGATTCCTCCTTCAAGATGCACTTCGAGGCATTGGTTGACCGGGATCGCGATGTCAAGAATCGCCGCGCTCGTGCCGAGCGTGGGTGCCGTCGCGTTGAAGACCTTCAGGAACCGCGTTGCAGCACCCGTGTTCGTGGCGATCAATCCGAGCAAACGACCAGCGCTACCCTTGATGGTCTGCACGGCAGGCGTTGCCGGACTGTTGAGGTTCGTCGGCGCGGCGGCGCCCGTGGCGTTGGCACGGTACTGCACGCCAACATCACCGGCCAGATTGGTGCCTGCCGATAGAGTAGGGGTCTGCGCTGCCATCGAAACCGCAAGCGTGCCTGTGCCGGCGTTGGCAACGACGGTCTGAGCGGCCGGAAAAACGACTGGCACGGCGGACGAAAGGCCCTGCTGGCGGATGCCCGCCAAATAGACCGGCAGGTTGACTGTGTCCTCCACCGCGATGAATCCGACCGTCCAAGTGGTCGTACTGGCCGGCGCGGTAGACCCGTTGAACGCCCACAGGTACAGAAAAAGCTCGATTTCCTGGTCCGGGATGTTCACCCAGCGATGGCTTCGGGTTGTCACGGTTGGCGCGGTCGAAGAGGCGATCAGAGCATCGGCAAAGTAAATGCTTCGGCCATCAATCGAAGTCTGAGCCATATGCCCAGGGCTGGCGGTCGTGTTGATAGTCGCAGTCGTGTCGCCGCTGTTCCAGCCGTACCGCTGCGAGTCAACGGCCGCATTTGTGGCCGTAG